GAGAGAAAATCGAGCGAATCGAAAACCAGTTCAATCGAGTCGACTTACCATATCTGATTTTGAAACGATCAGACGCATGAGCGTGAAAGTAAAATTGATTGACCGGCGACCCGAGCTGCAGAAGTTCCTGAAAACAGCAGCCGGTAAGGTGGTTGAGGCATGTGCCATGCGTTGCCACACAATCGCAAGACAACTGGTGAGCAAACGCTACCAGCGAAGACGAGAAGCACGAAGACGCGAAAGGCTGAGAAATGCCGAGGCGAGCAAAGAGCCGGATCAAGCGACTTAAAAAAGTCGCAACGAAGACAATCAAGGCCACACGGAAGAAACTGACACGGGCCGGAAAGCGAACACGGAAGACACTGACAAAAGCCGGAAAGTCAGGAACACGGCGAGCACTCAGAGGATTTAGGGCCACACGAAAGAAAACAGCGAAGGCACTGAAGGCTGCAAAAAGATTCAGGAAGTCGGCGAATAAGTCACTGAGAGCAGCCGGGAAGCGGCTGAAGAAATACAGGCGAGATCGGGCAAGACAACGGAAGCAACTTGCGGCAAAACAACGATCAGAACTGAGGACACAGAAACGGGAGTTCGGCAGGCTGGTTTTGGTTGGTGAGCAATTGTCGGAAGAATTCCAAAAAGGAATTCCGGCACAAGATCCGGGAGCGAGTTTCCCGGGACAGCCGCCACGAATGCGAACAGGAAAAGGCCGTCAGAGTATCACGGTCGAATTGAGAATGAGTCGAGGTAAGCCGGAAGGCAGGGTGTTTGTCGATAAGAAGATTGCACCTTACATGGCAATGTGGGAGTACCGAAAAGACGGCAAGGCAAGGCCGTTTTTGAAACCCGCAGTTGTCGACAATCTTCATGAATACGGGAATCAGGCGATCAGGGAAGCGAAGCGAGTTCCGACCGGAGCGAAGCGTAAGGCGGTGGTGAGATAATGGCGGAAACAGGCATCGATAGGCTGATTGGCGAATGGTGGGCACAGACTGCTACACTGTCGGCATTGGTGCCATTGAATCGAGTCGTCGCCAGCGTGGACGAGTTCGCCGAGACTGAGCAACAAGACGAGAACGAGGACGATTACTTCGATGATGCTGTCGTGTTCACAATCACGACAGAGCCCGCATGGCGAACAAATTCACAGCGAGGGTACAAGTCGATTTTGACACTGTCTTGCCTGGCAATCAATTACGACGACAGCAAGACAATCGGCCAGGAAATTGTTGCACAGTGGGCAGACCGCGGATTCACAGGAACGGCATCGAAGGTGATTCAGGCGAGGCCTGCCGGGCAATTGACAACAGAGCAAGACACACAGACAGGGATCTGGGAAACGCAGGTCCAATTGGAAATCATGCACACAGGAGTTTAGGTAATGGCTGATGTGTCAGTGACAGCAGCGAGCGTGGTGAAGACGGCGACAACGATTTTTGCAATCGGCGTTGCAGGTGCGACCGTGACAGCCGGTCAGCCGGTTTATCAGGACACCACAGCCAGCAACAAACTGAAACCTGCGGATGCTGATGTTCTCGCATCCAGCAAGGTTGCCGGGATTGCCTTGCATGGTGCGAGCGATGGCCAGCCATTGCAATACGCGACCGGCGGGAATCTGACTTTCAATTCTGCTTTCACGGTTGGGCAGGTGTACGTTGCCAGCACAAACGCCGGAGGCATTGCACCGTACAGCGATCTGGCAAGCGGTGATTTTGTGACCGTTCTGGGAGTGGCAACGACTGCCACGAATCTGAAAATTGGTGTTCTTTATTCAGCAACCGCGAAGCCCTAAAGGAGCGTAAGCAATGGCCGCAGGAACAGTTTTTTCCGGCAAGGACATGACATTTAAGACCGGCAGTCCGGTTGCAGAAAAGGTGCACACTGGACGCTGGGAAATTACCCTGACATCTGACGGCGGCAAGTATGCCAGCAATAGTACGAGCGGCTGGCGAAAGACCGTGAAGGGCGTCCGCGAATGGTCAGGCACCGTGAGGATCATGTTGCACGATGGCGAAAGCATGCCATTCATTTTGAACGATGAAGTGGCAGCACAGTTTCACGTCGACAGCGACGACTATATCAGCGGGACAATCATGATCACCGAAGTCGGGCCGATTACCGTTGATGCTGACAGCGGTGACCCGATTGCTATCGATTACAAGTTTGCTGGACAGGGTGCACCAGCAGCGAGTGGCACAGCGTTTGACGTTGTCTGATTTTGAAGGAGTTGACCAGTGGCGGATGGGTTGTTCAATCTCTGCGGTAGACGTACCGTGGAACTCACAAAAGACGACAAGACGTACAGGCTGGAGGTCAGGACTCTGGCAGACTACGCTTTGAAGGAATCGGCAATCACGAGCACGACCGGGAATCCGTATGCAGGAATCGAAGCAATTGCCGATCAGCGAATCCGGCAGGAAGCTTTCAAGATTGCAGCGGATATCGCGGCACGGCCTGTGATTGCGACGATGGAAGACGAAGACCGGTTTGACAGATCCTTCCGAGGAATCGCGTGGTCAGTCTGGCGGGCGTTGTCCGTGAATCATCCTGATGAGTTTCCACCGAATATCGGAAATGCAAAGGGCATCCAATTGGGCTGTGATTTCATTGCATGGTTTGCAGATGTTCGAAAGATCATCGAGGCGATTCACAAAGTGGAACAGAAGGATCAGTTGGGAAACTGAAACCGCCTGGGGAGCCGGGAGCGGCAATGCCGACCCGGCGAACGGTTCCCTGGGCGGCGGTATTCCGAGGGCTTGCGGAGCGGTATCACTGGACGCCGTCGACGATTGCCGGGCTGACGATGTACGAGGCGCTGGTGTATCTGGGTTATTGGTGCCCTGAGGACATATTTCAGAAACAGGCTGTCTGATGGCGATCACAATTCAGGAAGCACAGGTTCTGTTCTCTGCCGATGGCATGAACTCCGTGCAGACGCAGGCCGGAAGAGCAGCTCAGTCAATGCTTGGAATGACTGGTAGCGCAACAAGGGCTGGGGCTGCACTTGCTGGAATTGGCCAAAGTGCTGGATCAATCGGAACGATTGGCAGTCAGCTCAGTTTTGTCACAGATATAATTGAAAACACCTCATTGAGTTTTGAGGAGTTGGAAAATGAAATCATTCAATACTTGAGGGCTCAAAATCAAATACCGGCAAACGCTACGCGAGCATCAGCAGCATTGACAGCCTTGAACTCAGTGACAACAACAGTCAAGAAATCATATACAGCTTTGAAGTCTGCAATGTCAGGAGTTGGCGGAACGCTTGCCGCACTTGGAGCAACTGCAGGAATCACGAAACTGTTGACGCTATCCGCCGAGGCGGAAACGACGGCGATTTCATTTGAGGTTCTGCTGGGCAGTGTGTCGAAAGCAAAGCAGGCACTTGACGACCTGAAGGCACTGGACAAGAAAACCGTTTTCGGGTTGCAGGAACTTTCGGCAGCGCAGAAACTGATGCTGAATTTTGGCCTGAATGCTGACGAGTCGTTTACTGTTCTTTCACAACTGACAGAAGTGGCGCAGGGGAACAGTGAGCAGTTGATGCTGCTGGCACGAGCAATGGCACAGGTCAAAGCGGCTGGAAGGCTGATGGGGCAGGAAGCCAATCAGTTGATCAATAGCGGATTCAGTCCGTTGTATGAGATCAGCCAGCAAACAGGCCGCAGCATGGCGGATCTGAAAAAGGACATGGAAGCCGGGCTTGTGAGTTACGACATGGTGCGGCAGGCACTTGAGGGCTTAACAACTGGAAGCGGTCGACTGGCCGGGATGAACGATCGGTTATCGAATACAACGGCGGGAATGTTCGGCAAGTTCCAGACCAACATCGGATTGCTTGCTACGCAGATCGGCTCAGCGTTGCTGCCTGAACTCAACAAGATGCTGGAGTTCATTAACGGCACTGCTGAAAGCCTGAATGGAGTGCGAACGACATCGGTCTCAATGGTCACGCAAGCGAAAGCAGTCTTCGTTGGACTGCAGGACAATCTGGCAGATTTGGCAATTGCAATCACAGTGGCGTTTCAGGCCCTGCCGAATCAGTTGCAACTGATGTTCACCGACATCAAAACATGGCTGGGCGAATTGGTCGATTACGCGATGAACGCTGGGAAGTCGATTGCGAACAATCTGAGGCCGTCTGTTCTGATGGGCGAAGGTGAAACAATGCCGATGCCAGAATTGACGTTTTCACCTCGTCAAAGTGGAGACTTTTTTTTCGGTGACGTGATTGGCCCTGAACTTGAAATTGCACGACGCCTGCGAGCAGAAGAGCGACAGCGAGCAGGAGCGGCTGAGGCTGCTGCTGCAATGCGAGCCGGGCAGCGACCAGACCGCGGACAGGCACCGCCAACAGAATTGGCTGATGCGATCACCGCTGCTGTCACAGAAGCACAGAGCATTCAGACGCAGCGAGGCGGAGCGGCTGACATGTTCCGCAGTCTTCAGGACAGACTCGCGAAGCAATTTGAAACTGACAAGATTGCGAAGCAACAACTCGATGTTCAGAAGCAGCAACTGGACGTGAATAAGCAGATTCTCGGGGCATTTTCTGGCGGACTGTCTGCCGTCGCAATACTGGGGACATGACATGCCGTATCCGTATTTCGAAGAACACGAAGACTCACCGCGGGAAAGCGGAAATCGGTCTGGACAGTTTAATCTGCAGCGGATTTTTCTGACGGCATGGAATGACCGATGGGACTTTATCGCGGAGCACTATCGCTCCGGCCCGTTCGGGTTGCCTGCATCGTATTCCACACTGTGGCCGGGAGTTCTGGCGGATTCATTCGACATCACGCGAATGAGCAATCTGCCAGCACAGTCTACGATCACAGATCCAAACACGGAAAGCATCAACCACGACGGCACGTTGGCGATGATTACGATCACTTACACACCGTTGCCAGCGGATCAGAGAGAATCACAAGACCCGAACGACCCGACGCCGTTACCGGCTGGAACGTGGTGCACCTATCGACAGCGAACCAATATCGAGTTTCGCAGCATCGTCGGAAGATCCTGCAAATGGAGCAGCGATAGCAAACTGCTTCCGCCTGACGTGACTCAGATCGTTCCGGACATTTTGACGACGCATGAAATCACGTGGAATCAGGTGCAGGTGGTCCCGTGGGTGACGCTGGGAAATATGAAAGGCTGTGTCAATTCCGTGGCGTGCAGACTTCCGGGAAGCCCGCAGATGTTTCAGCCTGAGACTCTTCTGTTTGAGGGCATGGAAGACGAAGTCACGCTGTCGACAGATGGCCAGTGGTCGACCAGGCGAATCACTCTGCAGTTTACCGAGAAAGCACAGAAGGCCTTTTCATCAGTAAGTCGCACGGGAGCATCGCCAGCGGGCACGACGATTTACGGATGGAATCATCAGTACCGAGATGACATGGCTGATTATGACAAGGTGCTATCGGCAGACAGTTCTGAAACGATGTTTCAGACGTTCGATTTTAATTCTCTCTGGACTTCGCAGACATGACGCAGGGGGATAAGAAACCACCGCGATTCAAAGCCGGTGACAAACTCAGTGCGTCAGTGTTGAACTCACTGGCTGATTCTGTGCTGGCGATTATTCGCCGAATGTACGGGGCACAGATTTCGCAACCGTTAAATCTGCAGGTCATTCTGGGCGAAGACCTGTTGGCCGCCGTTGACACCCTGACCGATCCGAGCACAGCACAGGCAAACGTTCTCAGACGCAAGACCAACGGCGATCTGGAAATTACTTCGCGTTCAATCACGATCGTCAACAGGTTTGAGAATATCAGCGTTGACGCGGGGACATACGCGAAGGCCGAATGGATTGAAGGTGAGTGGCAGTTGTATGCTGCCGACTGCCCTGCCATGTCCGCGAGTGCCAGCGTTCCCGCGGGCGGTGGTGGTGGTTCGACACCTCCGGCGGAGAGCATCTGATGTTGCTGGGATGCTGTCATTGTGGGCAGGAGGAATCTGTTCCGTCGGTGGCGTCTGGATTCGTTCAGCCGTCAACGTGGTCAGAGTCGTTTCCCAGCACGAGCACCTTCCCCAATAGCACGGACTATTCTGGTGGCTACGGTTCCCCGTGTCCGTCATGTCTGGGCGATGTCATGGCGGACGCCTACGGCATTGATCTGGGACCGATGACGGAACACGCGCCAGGGATTTACAATCCGTCGTCTGACTGCATGAGCATGTTGAATGCGACACCGTACCGGGTGAATCCGCATATTTGGTTTGTGCCTACCCTGTACGAATACACCTGTCAGTTTTCGAATTCGCCACGCTATCCGGCAACGTCTGGTTTTCTGGGCTGTCTCGGACGAAATGACGACGGCAGTTTGTATTGTGCGCCGGAGCCGTTGGTTCATATGTCATTCATTCAATCATCACCGCCGAACGCTCCTGTCACGTGGTCGATGGTTGTTCAGTTTCAATTCCAAAGCCCATGTTCACCAAACAACGAGGAGCCTCAACCGCTTCAGAATGCGTTGTATGTTCGCTACGCGTTGCGTGCTCAGGAATTCCGGTTCAAGTGCCTGAACGAAATCACACTGCCGTGGGAGACCGCGGGCGGAAATCAAATCAGACAAGATCCGGACAATCCGACGTTGTTTGAACAGGGCGGCTATGCACCCGGCAACAACAATAGTTGGGAGCGACACCGCGGGACGTTTCCGGCATCCATTACGATCAGACCGTGGGGCACCTGATGGAACGCTGCTGCTATCGTGCCGAGGTCGGCAAGCCTGACGCGTTCGGCTGTTCGAACCCGCGAATCAGGCACACGGCTT